CTATGGAAGGTGACTTTGACACTGGAAATATGCGTTTTAAGGCAAGAGAAAGATACAGCTTCGGTTTTTCCGACTGGAGATGTCTATTCGGAACACCTGGTGCGGCGTAGCCTCCAAGCAAATTATTGCACCAGTTTTGAGGGCGGCACTTGCCGCCCTTCTTTTTTTGTGTATAATAAAAGAAACCTTGACAGTTGCATGGTGCGACTGACATTTGCCACGACAAGGAGATTTAAATGGCTAATACAACTTTTTCGGGTCCAGTCCGATCAGAAGGCGGGTTTACAACTGTAAGCAAGAACGCCACTACTGGAGCATTCACAACACAATCAAGTATTAACTCTAGCGGATTTGCATCTTTAGACGCTAATACTCTTTCTACAGAAGCAGGAACTGGTATCACTGGTGGTACTGGAACTATATATAGAAGCTCTGTCATGAGACAGGGTGGAATTATCACAACAAGAATATTAATAGACTTAACAGGATTAAGATCAACAGCCTCTGGCGATATTATAGGTGTTAACGGTACATCTAATGTTTGTCACATAGGACAAATCACAGCAGCACAAAATGGAACAATCATTGCGGGAAGCATGGAATGTTTTGAAGCGCCTGCGGGTGGTGATCCTGACATCAATGTACACTCTGCTACAGAAGGTACTGGTGTAGAAGATGGTGCTATTAGTAGTTTATCAGAAACATTATTAGTTAATGCAGGAGATGCAACATTAGGTAGTAAGGTTTATTTTACTGGTGTTCCTGCTGCGGATGAGTTTTTGTACTTAACATTGGGTGCAACAACAGATGCAGACTATACTGCTGGTAAGCTAGTAATTGAATTAATAGGATACGAAGCTTAATAACAGGAGGTCAGCATGGCATCTAGATCTGATGTAAAAGCGTTTAATCAGGACCAAGGAGATGATGCAGCGGTTATAGGCCCTGCAAGATCAAGAATACGACAAATTGTAATCTTTGGTAATTCTGCGGGTGCTTTAACGATAACAAACGGTAATGGCGGGGCTAATTTATTAGTTCAAAGTTTTCCAACGGGACTACATACCTTAAATATTCCAGACGCGGGAATATTAGCGGAAAGCGGAGCTTATATATCTGCTTTTTCTGGTAGTGGTAACAAATTGACTATATTTTTGTCGTGACTAGAAAACAAGATAAACAGCCTCCAAAAACAAAAAAGTATTTCCGCTCTACTAAATCTGGAGCGGGAATGACTAAAGCAGGTGTAGCTCGTTACAGACGAGATAATCCTGGAAGTAAATTAAAGACTGCCGTAACAGGTAAAGTTAAGAAAGGAAGTGCAGCCGCTAAGAGGAGAAAGTCATATTGTGCCAGAAGTGCTGGTCAAATGAAAAAATTTCCAAAAGCCGCTAAAGATCCAAACAGTCGTTTACGACAAGCTAGAAGAAGGTGGAAGTGCTAATGCCTAGAGGTAGACCAAAAAAAGAATCGCTTACAGCCGAACAAGTTATGCATGAATTAGCTATGCATGAAGCTGAATGCACTCTTAGGTACAAAAGAATAGAAGAAATATTGCAAGATCAAAAGACCCATTTGAAAGGACTTGATGTTCGTATGTGGGGATTAGCTGTTTTAATTATAGGGGCTGCAGCAGTGCAGAAATTATTATGATGACAAGTAAAGTAAAAACAGGACCTAAACCATCTAAATTAAACGTAACTTATTTTAAGAATGGTGGAGCTGCTTCTAAAAAATCAAAAGGCAGTAAGATATGTCCAGCAGGTAAAGCATGGGCTAAAAGAACTTTTGATACATATCCAAGCGCATATGCGAACATGGCCGCTTCCAAATATTGTAAAGACCCTAATTACGCAAAGGGTGCGAAAGGCAAGAAATAATGGGTGCTCTTAAAGATTGGGTAAAGCAAGACTGGGTTCGTATAGGAACTGATGGTAAAATTAAGGGAAAATGTGGGACATCTAAGGATAAAAAAAATCCTGATAGATGTTTACCTAGATCTAAAGCAAATAGCTTATCTCAATCTGAAAGAGCTTCTACAGCTAAGAAAAAGAAAAAAGAAGGTGCAAAGGGCAAAACATTTGTTGCAAACACTAAGTCAGCAAAGGTCACAAAAATGGGGTTTGGTGGAGAAGTGTCTGCTACTAAAGCTAAAAGACCTTTTAAAGGTAAAACTAAAAAAGGATCTATTGTTGCAAGAGGTTGTGGTATTGTAATGCCAAACAGACGTAAACAAACAAAAGTAAGGACTTAATATGGCAACATCTAATTCTACAAACTTTGAACCAGATGCCGCAGAATATATAGAAGAAGCTTATGAAAGGTGCGGTTTAGAAGTAAGAACAGGTTATGATTTAACAACAGCTAGACGATCTTTAAATTTGATGTTTGCCGAATGGGCCAACAGAGGGTTAAATCAATGGACAATTACTCAAAGAACACAAGCCATTACTTCTGGAGATCGTGAATATGATTTGGGTTCGGATGTAATAGATATACTTAACATTGTGGTAAGACGTTCTGGTACGGATTTTTCCATGACAAGAGTTAGTAGGTCAGATGATCTGGCTATTCCAAACAAAGCTACTACAGGTAGACCCACACAATTTTTTCTTGATAGACAAATTACACCAAATTTAAAAATATGGCCTACGCCTGAGAATAGCACTGATGTCATTCACTATGATGCCTTGACCCGCGTAGAAGACGTAGATTCTCAGGTTAATACTATGGATGTTCCGTTCAGGTTTTATCCTTGTTTGTCTGCAGGTTTGGCTTATTATTTGTCTCTAAAGAAAGCTCCACAAAGAACTCAAATGTTAAAAGCCATATACGAAGAAGAGTTTGAAAGAGCTATGGGAGAGGACAGAGACAGGTCGAGCTTTACTGTAAGTCCGCAATACGCGTATTTAAGGTCTAACTAATGAGTAGGTTTGCCACAGGTAAACACGCCTACGGCATATCTGATAGATCAGGTATGAAATATAGATATCGTGATTTAAAAAAAGAATGGAACGGTTCTTTAGTAGGCCCAGATGAGTTTGAAGCCAAGCACCCGCAGTTAGGTCCTTTTAGAACGGTAGCAGATCCCGAAGCAATTAGAGATGCACGACCTAGCAGAACAGAAAACCCCGTAGAAGTTCTTCTAGTTTTAAATCCGTTTACATCAAGCACTTCAGGTTCGGGTGTAATAACAGTACGAGAATTTGGACATGGTAGGTCTAGTGGAGATACGGTGAGATTTAGAAATGTGTATGGTTTTGACGGCTTTACAAAGGCTGTTTTGGAACAGGCCGTGGGTTACAGTATAACGGTTGTCACCACGGACACATATACATTTACAGCTAATGGAGAAACCGCTACAATAGGAGGTATTGTAGGAGGCGGTAGTCGAGCTACAGCAGGACCAACAACGGTGAGTGCATGATATGAGTTTTACTTTAGCAACATTAAAGACAGCCATACAAGATTATTCAGACAATAGCGAAACTATTTTTGTAAATAACTTAAATAACTTTATAAAAGCTGCAGAAGAAAAAATATTTAAGAGTGTAGATTTAGACTATTTTAGAAAAAATGTAACAAGTGCCTTAACATCTTCAGATCAGTTTTTGACGGTGCCTTCAGATTATTTAGCATCCTTTTCTTTACAGATAACAACATCTGGGTCAGAAGGTTTTTTACTTCAAAAAGATGTAAACTTTTTAAGAGAGTACACACCTAGTGCATCTACCACAGGTCTTCCTAAATATTTTGCACGATTTGATGAAAACAATTTTATTTTAGCACCAACACCTGACAGTAATTATACAATAGAATTACATTATTTCTACAGACCAACAAGTTTGACCGCAGGTGCTGACAGTGGTACAACTTGGATTAGCACTAACGCTCCGTTTGCTTTATTGTATGGTTGTTTAATTGAAGCCTATACTTTTATGAAGGGAGAACCAGATGTCCTTCAAAATTACACAAATATATATTTGCAGTATATGGAAAGATTAAAGGATTTAGGAGAAGCGCGAGAAAACACAGATGCAAACAGAGTTGGTCTACCATCAAGACCGAGAACATAGGAGTATAAAATGGCAACAGCAAATGCAGCAACCAATTACCTAGAGAGAAGAATATTACACTTCTTGTTTAAGAATAACTCTCTTAGTTTATCTTCACCTGGAGATAGTATATATGTAGGACTTGCAACGGCAGTAAGTGCGGCCGAAACTGGATCAGTTACAGAAGCAACATTTACAAACTACGCAAGACAACAAGTTACAGCATCAAACTGGACAACTATAGGTGCAGATTCAACAGACACACAAACTGCGAAGAACGCAGCTAATATTGAGTTTCCAGCATCTGGTGGAACGAACAATACAATAACACATGTAATAATAGCAGACGCATCAAGTGGTGGTAACATCCTTTTTGT